CATTAGTTCCATAAATATCGTATGTCAATTTTAAATTTATGGTATTTGCACTATTATTTATAAATCTATCAAGTGTAGTATTTATAGTTATACCATTAGAAGATATTGGTGTAATTTCAAGTGCGCCATTTGTGGTTCTTGAAACATAATTAGCAGAAGCTAATTCATCATAAAAAGCACTAAACTTTTCTTCGCCATTTTGAAGAATTAATTTATCAAGATTATTGGTGTCCCAAAAGTTTCCTTGATATGTGTAACCAGCTTGTGCAATAATTTCATCAAATAATCTTTTGACTGAAACAGCAGGTCTTAAATTCATTACATCGTATTCAGTTTCAGTAGCATTTACACCAAGTCCATAATTTGCACTTGGATAAACAAAACCGTCTGCAACTAAATCAGTTGTGTCCCAAGAATTAGTAATTGTAGTTATATCGTAAGTATGGTCTAAATCACTTAAATCTAAATCAGTTAATAACGTATCACCTAATGCAGTAAACAAGCCACCTAACGAACCGAATAGTGCGCATTGGTATTGTATCTCTCCGTCTTTAGAAGTTATCTCTAATAACCTTAAAACGCCTACAAATACTTCGACATTATCAAGTGTTACTTTTGCAAATGCTTTCTTTAATGGATTAAAGTTTACACCTACGTTATTAACTATATCGCTATAATCATTATTGATATTAAAATCAAAGTAATTACCTAACAAAAAGTTATTGTGCGCAGTACCCGGAAGAACTATCGTTTTAGAATAAGTTGTTGTGCGTTTTTCGAAATCAGAAATATCGGTAATTGAATAAGTAAAATCAATATCAACATTTCTATCTAAATCAAGAGCAACGCCCTCTAAATATATTTGCGTTCTTTGTGTAGCCATTATTTAGTTATCTTGATATTGTCGTAACCGTATTCTAATTCAATCGTAATATTTTGCAAACCATCAACTATTCTAATTTTAGGTTCGTAGTTTGTTGCCTTTATTGTAGTCGGTATGTAATAACTAACTCCATTAATCACTTGTTCAATATAAATTGAATGTGCTTTTACAAGTTCCCATAACCAAGCGTGTTCTTCGTTTGTGAGTAAATCAGAATTTAAAACTACTGCTTCGTTGTAATTGCTAAAATAGTTTTGATTTGATAAATTAAATACATTGCCTGTATGTTGCGAATAACCTTCGTTTGTGAAATTATATGGATTTGATTGAATAGATTTTCTATCAATGTTATATCGCTTCTTTTTAACCATATTAAAAGTGAAGCTATCGAACCCACCTAAAGAGTTTTGCCAATACACATTTGTTTTCTCGTATTTAGAACAATAGGTGTCCAGCTTAAAGTAAAATCTTTCAGTAACTTCATCACCTTCAGTATCAATTAAGCAAACATCGTATTGTGTTACGTTTGGATTGATAATATATCCACCCATTCCGTCCCAAGTTTGAGTTGATAAATCTTCCCATAATTCAGATACATCTTCCCATAATACAATTTCGCCACCAATGCTTTCTTTATTCAATGCTATAATACCAGCAAGTGCCGATAAATCGTCTATATCTATTTCGTAAACGTGCGTTGGTGTTGTTGCGCCACTTTCGTAAGTCCTTAAACGTATCTTAACAGCAGTTGGAGATCCATCGATATAACTTAAAAAGTTCGTGCGAATAAAATCGGTTTTAAGCGTTCTTGGTGAATTAGTTAAGAATTTACCAACAGGACTTAACGAAGTATTATATTGTTCGTCATATTCAACAAAATCAACAAAAGGAATTTGACCGTTAAACGCATATCTTGTATCGTCGGGATATTCAGTACCACCAATCGTTTCAACACAAACAACACTATAATTTACAAAGTAACTTAAATCGTTCAATGCCTTCCATAATACGTTATCAAAATGTATTTGGTCGTTCTTAATAAACGATTGCAAGAATTGCTTAATATCGCAATATGCAAACCCATCGTCATTTACGACAAGTTTAATTCTTGCTACTAATGAACTTTGAACATAAATTTCCAACCATAAATTACTAATTGCGCTATTTGTTTGCACATAGTAAATCATATCGTTACTAACAGGTGTCCAAGTTTTCGGAGTTTGTATATAGGTTATTGCCATTTTATTTTGCTTCTATTCTTGTTGAAGTGTTTATAATAGTTACGACATCGCGTTTTAATGCTTTTGCCATTTCTTTTACTAAATCGTCATTGTAATCTGCGACTGCATCTGATAGGAAGTTTGTTGCCTTCGTTCCATACTTTGCAATTTTAGATGCTATTTTGTAGGCAGTTGCTTCTAATATTGAAACTTTTTTATTGCCCATTAATACTTTCTTTTTACTTGATGAAATTAAAGTACCTTCACGTTTATATCCTCTTGCAGTTGTTCCTTTATCGTCAAGACGTAATTGTTTGTCTTTAATCCACTTTATAATATCTTTTACAGGTGGTCTTCTACCGGGACCTCTACCATTTTCAACCCATCGCCAATATTTATCCATATTTATTTCAATCGAATAATTACCACCCATAAATGAAACAGGAGTTACTCGTATACTTTCAGATAAATTACCACTTGCGTTGCTATCTTTACCAAATTTGTTTGAACGCAAATTCTTTTCGGCTTGTAATGCGATGCGATTAGCAAAAACAATTAGAACTTCTTCGATGTTATCAAACTTAATATCGGTAGACAAAACACTTCTGCTTTGTCCAAGTCCACCAAGAAATCCTAAATTATCTGCCATTCTTTCTATTAATTTGTTCTATCTGCTCACGTTCATTTTTACTCTTATCTTTCAAATAAGCCAATCCGTTCAATGCTTGTATTATAGGTAATTCCCAAACCTTATCTAATTCAATTCCTTCAAATCCTTTAATAAGTTCTGCATTGTATACCCACCCCCATCTTGCTTCAAAGGTTTGAGTATTTCTCTCAATTTCTCCTTCGTTGCTTTCTTGTTCTTCAATATCTCCTTTACCGAATAACGAACTGTAACTTTTGTTAAGTCGTTTATAAGTTTGCAAAAAAAAATACAAGTATTATGGCAATCAGCAAAGTTTGCTTTTAGCATATCGTCTGCAACTTCAGCGTGTGCTTTCGCACCATAACCATCAACGTAAGGAATGCCTAACCAATTACGTTTAACAGGCATAGCTAAAGATGCCATAATTAAATGTAAGTTTCCAACCAATCCACCATCAGCGCTCATAAACGAAGTTAAATCAACGTATTGTCCGTATGTTATTTTAAAAGCATCTAACGATATTTGGTATTTAGTACCATTTGCTTTGATAATACTTTTCAACTTACCTTCAATCTTGCCATCGTGCAAGAATGCAAGTGTTTCCTTCATTGATTTAAACTTGTCAATAGGTAGATTATCTACTTCTTCTTCGGTCAATTCATTGACCAGCGCGACAAGTTTTACTTCTTTGTCAAAGTCGTTTAAATTTTCATCTACAATAATTCCGTAGATGTGCTGATAATCTTCAATGGTTAAGTTATTCCAATGCTTCATATTAATAAATATAAGTGTATAAAAAAAGGAACATACCTTATGCTCCTATACAAAATCTTTCGGATCGCTATCCTTACGAAACTTCTTCCAATCACTCGAAACGGTTATATGACCACCCAAGTCAATGTAATCTTTTAAGTATTGCTTAAATGCTTCGGGATCTTTTTTTGCAATTTCTTTAATCGCAACCACTTGCCCAGCTTTCATCTCGTGAAAAAATTTAAACGCCAAATCTCTCATATTGCAAATATACTAAATCAATGCGTATTTACCGAATGATTGGGACTTGATGAATATCTTATTCGCCAATGCCAAAGCACAAACGCAATCATCGTGCATTCCGTTTGGTGCCGAATATTTAACACCATTTGCAGTATATAGATATTCAAAGATTGATAGTTCATCTACAATAATGCCATCAGGATATTTAATTGCGCCTTGTTGAATTGAAGTAACTAAACCTTCCATTAATTGTTGTTTGCTTGTGCTTGTAAATTTAAACCCTTCAATCAAATAATCTTCACGTTGTAATTCTTCAACTATTGGATCGCCTACACCTGTTGCATCAATTAATTTAGGTACGTTATCTAATTGACGTATTTTGGCTTTCGTAGCAGACCAATCGCACTGAAACCTATCGAAATGACAAACGTAGCCATTGTTGTCAAACCCAAGTATAACAGTATAATCGTAAGATTTAGCAAGGTCAATACCATAACAAACAGCATTGCTATTGGATAACGACGAAATGTTTTGCCTAATAAAATCAATACCAAAAGGGTTAGCTGCATTCTCTGCCGGGTTCGCAAGGTATTCTTGTTCAAACGCTGCTTTAGGTAGCGAAGCACGAGCTTCGTCAATCTCTTGAGTTTTAATATGTGGGTTGTCATAAGTTGTATATTTAAATGATTGCCAATCTCCTTCGTTACGCAAATATAAGCCATAGAAGAAGTCCTTTCCTCTTGGTGTTGATATGAAGATAGCTTTACCTTGAAAGTCCGTTAGCGTTGGTCTTATTGCGTTATTCCAAGCATCTTGTAAATGTGGTATGTATGCTGCTTCGTCAATGATAACATTGTGCAAACGTAAACCACGAAAGTTATCCAAGCGTTCACCTGTGAAGAAACGTATTTCGCCACCTGTTACAAACTTGAAAGTCAAGTCCGAACGATTTGGTGTAGCTATTTCGCTTGGTACTATCTTCGCAATTTCATCGAAAAACACCTTTGCCAAAGCATAAGTAGGTGTAACATATCCTGTAATTCTGCCATTTAGTGCTTCAGTTATTGAAATATTTTTACTAATAAGCGATTTACCCCAGCGTCTTCCACACATAAGAACCTTAAACCTCGCATCGCTTTCCAATACTGCACGTTGTCCATCGTGTGGTTTATTCAGTTGTATCGTTACTTCCATCGCTATAAACTACCTTTATCTCCATACCACCCGAAGCATTTAAATCAACTTGTTCTTTAGGTTTGCCATATACTCGTGTAAGTAAAGTTTCAATAGAATATAAACTGCCTTTCTCGATTGATTTTCGGATTGCACTTGCGATAGTTTTTTCAAGTACCGTAGCTTTCGGATTTGTGTAAACCTCTTTGAGTTCATCTATTGTCATTGACATTAATACTTGTATTGCATCATTTACTTCTGCAAGTTTATATCCTTGCGCACGAAGTTCACTTACATACTTTCTTGGTCTACCATTTGGATTGGCTACTTCGCCTTTCTTGAATGGTTTTAAGTTTTCGTTATTAGCCATTATCTCACTATTATCTCACTATTATTTATCTTCCTTGACCTCTATACTTCTTTGCATCATCACGTTTGTTCTTATGCTTCTTTGCTTTGCCTACTTTGCGTTTACCAAACGATGCTTGTTTATTTGATGCTACTGCTTTCTTTGCCATTATAATTTACCAGCTTTTCTTAATTCAATATAAAATTCGTGTGTGTTATTTAGGTATTCTTTATGTTGCTTCTTGTCTCCAAACTCCAAATGATGCTCCCTGCATAAAGCCATAATATTGTCAATCGTATCTTCTTGTTTAGTTCCACCCATTCCTCGTGCTTCAATATGATGTATATCAACTGCTAACCCGCCACAAATTTCGCAGGGTATAAAGTCGCTTTCATCGTAACCAAAGAAAGACATATAAAGTTTAGTGTGCTTCTTCATAGGGCTTACCGTTACGCAATACTTTTAATGTTGGGTCAAGTTTTAACATTCGGTCTATAATCACTTGGCAATATTTAGGGTCTAATTCCATACCGTAGCATTTACGATTAGTTTGATGTGCTGCCACCATTGTTGAACCACTTCCTAAAAATAAATCAAGCACATTTTTACCAGCATTATAATTATTAAAACACCATTCAACCAATGCAATAGGTTTTTGAGTAGGGTGTACTCTTTTTTGCCCCATCTCACTTGCCTTTATCATGCCATGCCATTGATGTCTAAATACATCTACTTTAATACCTTTATTTACAAATGCTAATTCTGCACCACTAAATGTATCTCCCTCTCTTTGTTTATCCCACACAATCCAACCGAAACCATCTTGCAAAGCAGATGCGTAATAATTAGCACCCCAAAAAATAGTTGTTGCATTTGGATATAAACTTTTGCATAAATTAAAAGAGTCAATAGCTACATCTATATCATTATCACCAAGTATTTCACCAAAATCATTACCCGATGTTGAACCATTTATACCTTTACCACTATGGCTAATACCATAAGGTGGGTCAGTATGAATAAAATCGGGTATTGTATTATCCATTAATCTTTCAACTATATTTATATCGGTACTATCCCCACAAAGCAATCGGTGTTCGCCTATATCAAATAAATCTCCTAAAACAATATCCGTTTCAATGCCACATTCGGGTGCTTCAAAATCATCTTCTTCTGCTTCTAATTCATTAACGCTTTCAAATACAGGTAAATCTAATCCCCAATCTTTTAAATCTTTCTCATCGTATTCATTAGCTAACATATCCCAATCCCACTCACCAAACCCTACATTGTCTTTAATAATAAATTCGGCTTGTTGTGCTTCACTTAAATTAGATGCCTTGATAATGTGTACTTCTTTTAACCCAGCTTCTTTACACGCCTTTAAACGCATATTCCCACCAAGCACAACCATATCATCATTTACAACGATTGGTCGTAGTTCTAACATTTCGGGAAACTCGTTTATTGATTTTACAAGTTTTTTAAACTTATCATCACGAATAACTCTTGGGTTATTTGGGTTTGCAATTACTTCGGTTATCCTTACCTTTTCAATCATAACGTATCAAGTAAACTATCTATTCTATTTAGTATCTTAATCTTAATTCCTATTCCGTTCCCAAGCATATCAATATCTTCCAACTCTCGTAGAACTTCTATTAGTGCTTGAATTTCTTGAAGTGCGCTAACATTCATTGGTCGCATTATTCGGCATCTATTTGCTTTAATTTACGTTCTGCCCAATCAATACCTTCATCACCACCCCAAGCCAACCAAACTAAACGACCACAACCATCTCCTAATTCCTTTTGGCTACTTTGTTGGTGTCTGCGAAATGCACTCATTCTTGCAATCGTATCTCTACTAATTGGCTCACGATTTGCTAATTGGTTTGCACGAACCTTACCAACCTGCGTTCCACAAGAACCCCAATCATTTTCTTCTGCCCACCTTAAAGCTATTTTAGCATTTTCGGTAGCTGCTTGTGGATAGTCATCGTAAGTTTCTTCAGCATAGATACCTTTTGCAAGTAATGCTCTCCAAACTTCTTCAGCTTTCTCTTTAGTATCGTATATGCAATCCGAATTTCCTACCCGGTATTTGCCATTTGAACATTTAAATACAGGCATTAGCTTTTCTTTTTACGACCACGCTTTTTAGGCTGTGGTTTAGGTTGTTCTTCAATTAGTATTTCTTCTTGTACAATATCTTGTACAACTTCTTGTTCATCAAACTTTGTGGCAACGTATAATATGCGTACCATTTCGGCAACGCAAGACATACACCATTTGTTTACGAAAAAATTAGGATCAATAAGTTTTTTATATACGCTTTCAATTTCTTCAACACTTTCTTTATTTAAGTTCTTGATGAAACCAGCATCTCGCAAAGTATACCAATGCTCTTTGTATTTTTCTAAAATTGCTTTTTCTAAATATTCCATTATAACCATTTTTTAAATAATATAGCAACGATAGATGCAGCGAAGCCAATCATTACCGAAGCTATTAAATTATAATTAAAAGTATAAGACGATAATACACCTACCCAAAATGATAGGCAGTAGCCACAATCAAATGGTTTTAAACGGTATGGTACTTTTATGTATTGATAACCCTTAACATCTTTACCAATATTGAATTTATCAAGTAACCATTTTGAAAACGCTTGTGGTAACATTGATACTTCTGCAAACGAGAAACCAACACAAGCACTACCGATAACTAAAAATAACTCATTCATTTTCTTTGATATTTAATTTGACATTTTGAATTGCGTTTTTAACTCCGTTGGCTATTGTGCGAATAGGAATGCCTGTATCTTCTGAAACTTTTTTGTAAGTACCTAATTGTAAATATAATTTTAGGACTTCACGTTCAAAGTATCGGAGTTTTTCTATTGATGTTTCTGCTGAAACTATTTTTGCTTCTACAATATCGTAAGCAGTTTCGCCTTGCGTATCGTAAATAAGATTGGAATATAGTATTGCATCTGCATTTTCAACCATTTCGTCATCAGTCAATGCGATCCCTATATTATTATTCTTGAAGTTTTGGTAATAAAATTTAGATGTTTTGCTTCTGAATTGGTTTAAAGCAATACGAATGATGAAGAATTTAAGGTATTTTTTAGATTGCATTTCTAAAATCTTGTCTTTATCGTATTCACATACAGTCAAAAACACATCTTGTCGCAATTCCTCCCACCATTCATTAGCTATATTCTTAAAGAAAGTAACTAATTCCTTATTCTCGTAATACTCGGCTATTAATTTATTCGAGTTCATTTGCCATATATCTATCTATTGTGCTAATCGCTTCATCAATGCCAACGCAGAACGTAGCATAAAAGCCAATAGTATTTAGATAGCATATATAGTCATTTTGTTTATTCAAATGTTCATCAGTTTTCAACACTCCATCTTTTTTAAACGGTGTTTTACCCGGTGCTTTGAGTTCTATTGCCAATGAAGTATATTTCCCATTGTTGAAAAAGATAAACAAATCGGGTGTTCCTTGCCCAGCTTGTCCAAGTGCTTTCGCTTTTTTAGCTAAATATATAGGCAATCTTGCACCCGAAAGATAGTTAGCCATAAACCTTACTTTCGGATATTTTAAACGTAAGTAATTGACTACTGCAAGTTGAACTATATCTTCAGCGTTCTTCATAACTTTTTTATTTCTGATTTTACCATTCTATAAAATTGAACTTTACTACCTATTCCACATTCTCTATCATTCCAATGGCTATCTAACAATTCATCTACTACTATTAATGCGCAATACTTTGCAGCTAATTCTATTCCACATTCGGGACAAAATAAATCTACATTAAAATGTTCTTCAATAGTTAGATATTTATTAACTAACTCTTGTGCTTTTTCTTTTGGTGTCATAACTCTTTATGTGCTTCTAATTGTTTTTCTAAATCCTTCGTGTATTCGCATAATGCCATTGCTTCGTTTCTAACTATATCAAGTTGAATAGTAGCTGCTTCATAACGTGCAAACATAGTATCGTGTAGTTCCTTTGCTTTTGTAGTTAACGCAGATGCCTTGTCAATAGTTTCATCGTACCCTTTCAAATCTTCTAAATCACGATTAATAATTTGCAAGTCAATTCCAAGCATTAATAAACGCAATCGTTCATCTTGGAAATATCTCAAACCTTCGAGTTGGCTTTGTAAATTGTTTAAATGGTTTTTGTAATTGCTCATATTAAAAAGGTGCTTCGTTAAATTCTTTACCAAATGTATTTTTCAATGCAGATAATTCCAAATTACCAGCATCTACATTACGTTCACGTTTCGCTTTCGCTTCTAACCCAAAGTAAATACCATCGTCTTTTCGTTCGTAAAATCTATTCTTACGCCAATCGAAATACAATTTACATTTACCAAGTTTAGCGCTACCTTTTGGTTTTGCCTTTGCAATATGTATCTGCGTTTCGTTATCCTCGTATGGTTGTTGCGTTTCGTTGTCAATAAATCCTTTTGGTGGTCGCCAAAGAATTATAAATGCCATTGCCTTACGAAAGAATGATTGGCCACCAGCTGATTGTCTTGGGTGTGGTGGTGGATAGAACGTAACACCGTTTTCGGTTATTGGTGCTTGGTCTTGTGGGTGCATACAAATAAAGATATGCTTATTCTCTTTCTTTGCGTATCTCCTTAACTTGCCAATGGCATCTTCAATATACAAATCTTGACGACCTGCATAATCTTTCATATCGTGTTTAATCTCGTTATAAGGATCAAATAGTATATTATCTATCTTGATATTATTTTCTGCTTCAAACAATCTCGTTTGGTTTATAATATCGTCAAATGTAAAGCTATTTTCATCGTTATCTACAATAAAGAATTTATCCGATAGAAAGTTTATAGCATTATAAATTTCGGCTTCAGTACAATGCTCGAAATCACTTGCGAAAAATTGCTTCTTGCAATACTTTGATACGAGTTCTTTAGCAATGTCTTTATAGTCGCCTGTTTCGGGTGTAAAAAGAATATGCCTTTGATTGTAAAGCAAAGAAAGGTTAAGCAATAATTCCAAGTTAAATTCGGTTTTGCCGGAATGTGGTGATGCAAGTATAAAAGTCATTGATCCATTCTTCCTCGTGTAATATTCATCAAGAGTATCAAATCCACAATAGTCGCCTTTTTGAATACCTTGCTTATGAAATGCTAAAATTTCATTCTCAAAGTCAGTTAGTTTTTTTATCATTTTGTTTTTGGTTTTTTCAAATATAGGAAAAAATATGAGATATTACGTCAACAGTCCAACCGTTTCCAAGCATTTTATATCTTTGACTATCTGAAACATAATTTGTATAACCATCTTTTATTGTTTGTAATCTCTCGCATTCAGTTGGAGTTAATTTTCTAATTCTTTTTTTTATTTCAATAGCCATACTATTTGAAGTATCTAAACAATATGTTTTCCCATCATTTCTACTTAATGCACCACTTCCTCCATTACCATTTGTAGATGTTCTTCCAAATGTTGAATGTACTATAAAATTATCACTTATGTCATAACTTTTACAACTTGCAGTTATGGTAGAAGATTTTTCATCATATTGTCTAATATTTATTTTACCATTATTAAAATTAGCTTTCCTACTATTCAAATACTTCATCAT